TGGAGGCGTGGGAGGAAGACGACATCGTCCGCCCGGCGTTCGGCTGGAAGCGGGCGGACGGCACCCGGCGCTACCGGCGCGTCTACGTCTGGGTGCCGCGCAAGAACGGCAAGGCGCTCGCCCTCGACACACCCATTCCGACACCCACGGGATGGGCCACGATGGGCGCCCTCGCGGTGGGGGACGAGGTGCTCGCCGAGGACGGCCAGCCGTGCAAGGTGACCTTCGCCACGCCGGTGCAGCATGGCCGGATCTGCTTCCGCGTCACATTCAGCGACGGCACGTCGGTGACCGCGGACGGCGACCATCGATGGCGGGCCACGCCGAAATCCGGCCGCGCGCGGGTAGTCACGACCGAGGACATGCGGCGCAGCCTGACCGTGGGCAAGCGGCTGACGCATCGAGAGCGGAACTGGTCTCTGCCGCGCGCCGGCCCGCTGGACCTGGTCCCGGCGGTGCTGCCGATCCCGGCTTACGTGCTGGGCGCCTGGCTCGGCGACGGCGTGACCGGCGACGCCAGGATCTGCCTGGGTCCGAAGAAACGGCATGTCCTCGCGCGGATCAGGACGCATTGCAGTGCCGCATTGGTGCCGTCATCCGCCTCTGACCCGGCCCCCGCCTACTGGCTCGGGGAAGTGTCGGGCGCGTCGCGCAAGGCGAGGGCGATGCTGCGTGACCTCGGCATCCTGGCCGACAAGCGCATCCCGCCGTCCTACCTGCGCGGCTCGATCGACCAGCGCCGCGCTCTGCTGGAGGGCATCGTCGACACCGACGGGCACGTCGAGAAGCACGGCCAGATCGAGATCGTCACGGTCAGGGACGGGCTGCGCGCCGATATCGTCGAGTTGATCCGGAGCCTCGGCTACAAAACGTCCTGGGGTCAGGACCGCGCCCGGCTTGCGGGGCGCGACATGGGGCCGCGATACCGGATCAGATTCTACGCCGCACCGGAAGACGGGCTTGCCCTGCGCCCGGCCCATGCCGGGCGTCTGCGCAGCAGGCCCGACGGGAAATCCCGCCGCGACACGCTCAAGGTCACCGCCATCGATCCGGTCGAGAGCGTGCCGGTCAGGTGCATCCAGGTCGACAGCCCGTCGCATCTGTTCCTGGCCGGGCCAGGCATGACGCCGACGCACAACACCGAGCTCGCCGCCGGCATCGCGCTGCTGATCCTGGTCGGCGACGCCGAGGAGGGCGGCGAGGTCTACGCCATCGCCACCAACAAGGAGCAGGCGCGTATCGTGTTCGACCGCGCCACGGCGATGGTGTCCAGGTCGCCGGCGCTGGCCGACCACCTCGCCCTGTTCAAGACCTCGATCTACTGCCCGGCGCTCAACGGCGCGTTCAAGCCGATGACCGGCAAGGCCGAGGGCAAGCACGGCTTCTCCGTCTCGGGGCTGGTCGGCGACGAGATCCACGAGTGGACCTCCGGCGACCTCTACCAGTTCATGCACGACTCCGAGGCGTCGCGCGAGCAGCCGCTGGAGTTCCTCATCTCCACGGCCGGCAAGAAGGGGACCTACGGCGCCGAGGTCTGGGACGAGTGCCAGGGCATCCTCGACGGGACGATCGAGGACCCGGAGACGCTAGTGGTGATCTACGCCGCCGACCCCGACGACGACTGGCAGGCGGAGGAGACCTGGTACAAGGCCAACCCGTCGCTGGGGCGCGCCAAGAAGCTGGAGACCATGCGCGCCAACGCACGGCGTGCGCGCCAGCTGCCGCGGCTGGAGAACAGCTTCAAGAACTATCAGCTGAACGTCTGGACCGACCAGGCGGTCCGCTGGCTGCCGATGGCGGCGGTCGACGACAACGGCCGCGCCTACGGCTGGGACCATTGCGCGGGCCCGCTCGGCTGGCGCGAGCTCGAGGACAGCCTGCGCGGCAAGCGCTGCTTCGGCGGGATCGACCTGTCCTCGACCATCGACCTCTCCGCGCTGGTGTGGTGGTTCCCGCCCCAGCCCGGCCTTGCCGTCCCGGCGGTGGTCTGCCGGTTCTACAAGCCCGAGGCGATGATCGGGGTCCACGCCAGGCGCGACAAGCTGCCCTACGAGCGCTGGGTCGCCGAGGGCGCGCTGACCCCGACGCCGGGCAACGTCGTCGACTACGGGTTCATCCAGGAGCAGGTTTACCGCGACGCGGAGAAATTCCAGATCGCCTATGCCGGCGACGACACCCGTCCCGCCGAGCAGGGCGGCCTGGCGATCGACCCGTGGAACGCGCTGGAGACCGCGGTCAAGCTCCAGCAGGAGGGCCTGCCGGTCGTGCTCTTCCGCTTCGGCATGCGCTCGCTGAGCCCGCCGTCGAAGAAGCTGGAAGACCTGCTCGTCGACAACGGCTTCCACCACGGCGGCCACCCGCTGCTGCGCCGCCATGCCCAGGTGGTCGCGGTCGAGACCGACGCGGCCGACAATTTCAAGCCGTCGAAAGCCAAGTCGACCGACCGGATCGACGGCATCGCGGCGCTGGTGATGGCGATCGGCATCGCGCTCAGGGATCCGGGCGAGCCGGAAACTTTCGGTGAGGACTACGAGGTGCCGGTATGGGGTTGAACAGGATCGCGGCGCGCGTCAAGGATGCGGTCGTCTCTGCCGATGCCTGGCGGCTTGCATTCGGCGTAGGCGGCATCGGGCTCACCGGCTACGGGCTGTGGCTGCACTATCCGCCCGCCGGCTTCGTCGGCGCCGGGACCCTGCTGTTCGCCGTCGCCGTGATCGGCTCGCTCCGGACTCGGGGTGAGTGATGGGGATGTGGTCGCAGCTGCTCGGCGGATCCGAGATATCGGCGCAGGACCGGTACATCGACGACTGGCTCAAGGGGATCGAGCGCGACTATCTGACCGCGACCGGTCTCAGGGTCGGCGTTGCCGATGCGCGCACCGTGCCCGGCATTTCGGCCTGCATCAACGTGCTGTCCGACGATCTGGCCAAAGTGCCGCTCGACCTCAAGCGCCGTACCGAAGACGGCCTCGAGCCCGCGGTCGAGCATCCGCTCCACGCGCTGCTGAAGTTCGGCCCCGCACCCTGGCTGTCGCCCTACACGTGGCGCCGCACCCTCGTCGACATGGCGCTCGCTCACGGCAACGGCTGCTCACGCGTCTACAGGAGCGAGCGCGGCGTGCTCGACCGGCTCGCGGTCCTGCAGCACGGCAGTGTCACGCCCCGGTGGGCCGACGACGGCGAGCCGTTCTTCGACGTGGCGACACAGACCGGCATGGAGCGCGGTCTCACCTGGCAGGACGTGATCCACGTGCCCTACCGGGCGAGCAACGACGAGGCGCGCAACGGCGGGACGTGGGGCGTGTCGCCGCTCATCCAGAACCGCGAGACAGTCGCGGTGATGCTGGCCACGGAACGGTTCACGGCAAAGTTCTTCGCCAACGGCGCACGCCCCTCCGCCGTGATCGAGATGCCGGGCAAGCTGGCCAACAAGGAGGTCGCCGACCGCATCCGCGCCGGCATCGAGCGGGTCTACGCCGGTGCGGACAACGCCTTCAAGATCGCCGTCCTCGAGCTCGGGATGACGATCAAGGAATTCTCGTCCAACCCGTCCGACAGCCAGCTGCTCGAGACGCGCAAGGAGCAGGCGGTCCAGGCCTGCACAATGTACCGGGTTCCGCCGCACAAGATCGGCATTCTCGACCGCGCGACGTTCAGCAACATCGAGCACCAGGGCCTCGAGTATGTGACGGGCCCGGTCTCGGCGATGGCCAAATGCATCGAATCGGCGATCGCCATTGCCTGTCTGACGCCCGCCGAGCGCGAACTCTACAAGGTCGAGCACAATCTCGAGGGCCTGATGCGCGGCGACATCCTGAGCCGCTACCGGGCCCATGCGATCGGTCGCCAGTGGGGCTGGCTCAGCGCCGACGACGTCCGCGAAACCGAGAACCGCAACGCCCTGCCCAACGGCGTCGGCAAAAGCTACCTGGTGCCGATGAACATGACACCGGCCGGCGAGGATCCGATGAAGGACGATCCGGCGGAGCCCAAGCCCGGCCAGCGCGCGGCCCAGCCCGACTGGTCGCCGGTCTCGTTCGCCGCCGTCGATCCGACGCGGCTCAACGGCGCACGCCAA